CCTCCAATTTAAAATTTTTCTTTGGAGCTTCTTCGATTGTTTCTTCTTGCTTGATATCTTCTTTGACCTCCTCTTTCACTTCCTTTTTTGGCATCATACAAACCATATCTCCATTTTTATCCGGGTGCATTTCTCCCATCGATCCGTCTGGCATTTCACATTCATCACCTTCTTTTTTTAATTTCTTTTCAAACAGCGCCTCTTGATTTGCCGGAACTGATACGGCACTGTCCTCAAGCAGCTCAGATTTCATTATCTTTCCGTCATCACTGAACTCTTGCGGGATAAAACCGACTGAGGTGGCATTTAAAAACCCCTTGGAAGCCAAATTATAGGCAAGCATTCCTTTCGGATTGTCCAGCGCAAATTCAATTTCGCCAACCAGTTGTCCATCCTTAACTTTAATTTTGTTTACCTTTCCGATGATATGCTCAATTGAATTGTAGTTATGGGAGTCCAGAAAGACTGGGTTTTTCTTGAAGTTTTTTAAATCCCAATCCTGCTCCACGATATCGCCGTGACGATCCTGCGAATTTGTCGACATCACCACATTAAATTTGTTCTCGCTGTCCTCTGCTTTGGTAAAAACAGTATTCACGCATGCGCAAAGACCCTTATGGTCAACTTTGACCTTTTCCCACATCTCTTTTTGTGTTGCAACGCCCAATTCTTCGAAAGATTTGGATGTTATCTGGTAGAATTTCTTCATGAATTTATTTGTTATTTATTGCGTATTTATGTACCTTATGTCCCCATGTTGGTGTTTTCTTATGGCACTCTTTGCATAATGTTTTCCCATTTGATAATTCAAATCTTAATTCTGGAAAATATGCAAATGGTTTGATGTGGTCTGCTTCTAAATTTCCACCTCTTTTATCTCCACACTCTTGACATGTATATTTATCTCTTTCAAAAACTGAATTTCTCCATTCTTCATAAGCCACTGTCTTTCTTAACATTACCAATCTTTCTGATTTCGATTTATCCTTTTTCCAATTAGGATTGTTTTCACCTCTTAAAAAAATCCATGCTGGCTTGATACACTTACTTAATTTTTCTCTCATCTCATCTGTCCACACTCTTCTTTTATTTGATGCTATCAATGTTTCTCTTCCTTTTTCAGATAAAATGTGACTTTTATGCTTCCCAATCTTTCTTCCTTTCATCGGAGAAACTCTACCAATCTTTGATTCAAAATAACATTTTTTAGAGCAATATTTTCTTCCATTCTTAATTTTGGATGGTGGTAATTTTCTTTCTTTACCGCATTTTTCACATATTATAATCATATTTCTAACAAAAACATTGGCAATTTATATTTTCTTCTGCGGCTCCTTTTGGATCTCCAGGAAACATTAATCCGTTACTGAAAGCCGAATCTATCGGTTGCTCTTCTCCGTCCATTCCTTGATGATTGTCGCGCACTCCGCCTTTCGTTCCTGGGGCCCAGACATATATCTTGATTGGAAGTCCGGCCTGTTTGTAACCTTGGAATGTTCCGTATTGCGTGACTCCGTGAACCTCTGTCCTTGCAATTGTAGCCGCGCGCGCTTTGTTGATATCTCCGTAGGTGTCCTCAATCCGCTTAATCAACTCCAATCTGCTCTCACCCATATTCAAACTGTCCTGAAATTGTTTCTGCAATTCCTTGAAGGTGGTATTGGTGATCTGTTCAGCAAAAATACTGGTCTTTTTATCGAGCCAGCCCTGCACATCCGGAGTATTTTCAAAATCCCAGTCCGATCCGGCGATTTGCTTTGAATCCTCGGCTGCTTCGAGCATCAACTGCCTTAAGATAGGCAAAACAGTCTCCTTGGCCAATTTAACCTCCAAAGTGGTATAAAATATCTCGGTTAAGAGGTCTTTTGTGCGGAAGTGTTTCTGGGCGCTTAATTTTTCCACAATTCTATCCTTTTGCTCATCAAAGTACCCCTGAATCACTCCCTCCATCAAATTCTGCCGTCTATCGAGCCTTTTTAGGCAAAGTGAGTGATATAGCTGTCTAACTGCCAAATCTTTCAGCGGATGGGCAATATCTGACTTGGTTTTAGTGCCATGAGCGCCACAACCGCATCCGGACTTCTTTTCTTCCGCTGGTTTTTCTGTTTGCGCTGGCGTGCCCTCTCCCATTGGCATCAAATTCATTGGCACAAGGATAGTGTCGCCACCCTTGATTGGTGTCATCCCCAAAGCCTCACGCTTTTCGTTGGTGGTTAAGGCGTGAACTCTGTCCGCAGTTTCAATGTCTTTTCTTTTTTCCTCTTTATCTTCCGGAGTTGGATCAATGTATGATAAATCCAATTCTTTACTGACAAAATTCTGGTTTAAATTGGCAACCAATGAATCCATCAATGGCTTAATGGTTTCTTTTAAGAATATTTTGATTGAAGCGTCTGCATTGGAAAAGGTTTCACCACTGGTCGCGCCAAGAATTGCTAGTGGCACGCCGGTCAAAATCACAATATCATTAAGAGTCACCTTTTTAGTTTCAAGATACGCCAATTCTGCCGGATTAAGCCCAAGTCGTTCATAAGTAGCGTCACCACCCAAAAACAACGGCAGTCCTGCCTTACTAGCCTCTCCATAAGCCTCCTGATATGCCTCCTTAACCTCGGAAAGTTGAGTCTTAGTCAAAGAGCCGGTTTTGAAGTTGAAAACACCCTCTACGCGCCCACCATTCTCCAAAATTTTGGAATGATACTCATCAATCTGCGTGGAAGTTTCAATTTGCCTGATTCCGGCCTGTAGTAACGACTCACCGCGCAAAGGTGATTCTGGATTTGGATTGTGGGCATAAATAACCTGATTCGCTTCGTAGGTTTTTTCACCCTCGGTTGTTCGGTGGATTATTTTTGTGATTTCGCCGGTAGCTTTATCAAAGGACGGCGTAACCATGTCACTTCGCAGCAATATCATGCTGCTTATTTTCTTTTTTCCTCCCATTTTGGACTCGCTATCAATGACCATATAAACCTCACCAAAAATATCCATATATTTCTGATACAACGCCCAAAATTCCTGCCCGGTGAAGGCTTTGTTTGGCTTGGCCAATAAATCCAGTATTTCATGCTTCTCAATGACCTTGTCGCCTTGCTTTAAAACAAATTGTATTTGACTCACTTTTTCCGCCCGCTTGTTCAAAGCCCTATTGGTATATAGCGAAATACCATAGGCATTTAAAAAGTCCGATGGTGAGTAATTTTTTTTATAATTTGAAAAAGGTAGTACTGAAATGCTTGAAAAAGGGTCGCTTCCAATAAAATTCTTTATTTTAGCCCCGAAGTTTTTGAACATAAAAAACCGAAAAAAGACAATTAAATTGCGGTCTTCTTTCGGTATGTCCGAGTAAGTATTTTAGATTGTATGGTAATTATAGCACAGTTTATAGTGAAGTGTCAAATCAAAACAACCTCTTGGCTTTCCTTTATGGTCGCCTTCACTATCTCGCCACGACTAAAAGTAAATTCCACTGTGGCATTGCCATATTTAATCCGCTCTGCCAGTTCTTTTAGTTTTTGTATTAGTTTTTCGTTTTGCATATTCTAAACAAACCCCACAAATCCCGCTTTTGCATTTGAAGCGACTGCATAGCGCGTGGCATCTTTTAAATGATTATTATCGTCAATCGGCTTGTTAGTCGGCTCTTTATTCTTATCCAGCGCCCACTTATATTCGTGATTTTCATGATCCATGTTAGTGCTAGATTCAGTATAGGCCACTTTTTTTCCGAGTAATAAATCGATTCCGGCTCGAACACTGTCTTGGCCTTTAAGCGCCGGCCGGACATCCCAATCATCATCTCGCAGTTCCTGAATTGATTTGGGTTCAGCGCAATCAGCGTATATTATCGCTTCTTTTGTCAATCCAAGCTCTGTAAATCTCGTGGACAGTTTCTTATTAGTGAGTCCAACCTCATATATCAATTCCCTCAGCCAAATATTGTCGTTATGTTCCTTGACCTCAACTAATGCGGCCGGATCATTGGAAAACCCGAAATCCAATCCGTAATAACTGTCGTAAGGCAAATCTTCAAACTCCTTATCTCCGCAGATTGTCCAATCCTTAAACACTCGACCCCTCGCGCCCTCGCTCACTAGCCCCTTGATCATATTGTAATAGTGGTCCGGATTTCTTTCCTTGTATTTCTCGAAATTGTCGACTGTTTTTTGATTGAGATTCGCAATATTGTCCTGATAAGTTCCGTGGATGAATATCGCATCCTTTTCCGTGCTTTTCAGCGCAAAATTATAATATCCATCAATCTCTGACTTCACCAAATTGAACCAGCGCTTAATTATCCAGTGATTTTTATCCGGTGGGTTAAGTAGTAAAATAACAGTGATGTCTGATTTGATTGTTCTGAGGGAATCGTCTAGTTGCTGGAAGTCTTCTTGGCAAACTTCGTCTGCCTCCTCGATGATCACTGTACTGTAACTGGCCAGTGATTTCAGTTTCGACTTTTGGTCGCCGGATGATTTCCTAAATCCAATTCCATTGATTTTGTTGCTCCCATATTTAAACTCCAGCGTGTTTTCTCGTATCTCAACCTTTGTTTCCAGTTCGTTTTCTTCGAGCCTGTCTCTGATTTCCTGAAAGATTGAATTGCGGATGTCGCCTAGTACAAAGCGCATAATCGCGCAGCGGAAATACTTAGCGGTGATTAGCTGCAGCATCGCATATTGGCTGGCAGCATACGAGCGCCCGGATGCGCGCCCTCCGATACAAATAATATATCTTGGTTTTTCAAGAAACAGTGGCTTGTATAATTTACTCGGATTTATGTTCATTAGAAAAATCGTGAAAGGTTACTTTTATCTCATTGGTTATTTTTTCACCACCAGATGTGATGTCTCCCTTCGAAATTGTTGTCGGCTCTCCCAGTTCAACCTTGATTATTTCCCAAGCAGTTTTTATTTCTTTGTAAAATGGAAGTTGCTCAACTATCAGTGGGTTTCCCTCTAAATCAAAGAGCTGCACTCCATTTTTGTTCCTAATAAAAACATTTTTCCTTTCCAACAAATCAATTGCGTTCTCGATTGCTTTCATTTTAGCATCATGCAGCCTATCTAATATCTCTTGATTCTTCTTTAATTTATTCGCTATTAGTTGGTCTTTAAAATGGTAATATACGCAATAAAAAGCTACTTGACTATAAGACTTCCAACGGCAATCTTCATCTAAAATAATCTGAAAGATTTTACCATTCCACTTTTCATAAAGAGCATACAATAAATCACGCTCTTTAATATTAAGAACCCTATAATGAGAACCATTACCCCATGGGCTAAGTCTTTTCGCCTTGCCAATTCTTTTT